AATTGTGCAGTTGGTAAAAAGGTTGCAATCTCCCATTCTGGTGCTTTTACTTCTGCGAACTTACTTTTTACATGTTCAGTCAAATAATGTTTGATACATGGTTTATAGAATTCTAAACTTGAAGTACTTGCAAGAAGTTTTACGGTCAATTCAAATTTTGCATCTTCACTCTTTTTACTTGTGACATTATCCATAAGTGCATCAAGAAATTGAGCACGAAGTATAGGTGGTAGATAGTGTAAGTTTAATCCAAGAAAACCACCTTTTGCGGGTTTTAATATAATTGACAAAGGAAACCTATCATAGTATGGTAAGGTCTCTTTGTATTTCGGGTCATAAAAAAACATTTGCATAGAACCGATAATTCTACGACCACCCCTTTTTAAAGGTTCTTCTTTCATTAACTCGTCACGATTTATACCACGCATAGTTTGTGCTTTTTTCATAAACCATTCTCTACTCTCTTTAGTTCTTGGAGTAATCTGATTTCTAAAAGCCGCAAGTTCTAACTTCTGGAATATATTTGACATACTTCTATTTATACTTATTTTTTCCTATTTGTGAAAGGTTTTAGTGGTTTCATAGATTTTGGTAGAATACCCATAGACTCTAAAGTTTTTTCCGTCCAGATTTGAAACTCATACCCATTATCCTTTGCAAACTCATTAGCTGCGTCCCACTTATTCATATTCCTTACATATGTTGCGGCCTCATTAATAAATGTCTTGGTTCTTCTGCTTCCCTTTCTGGGTGGTTTGGTTTGTGAGTCTGGTTTTATTTCTACAAGTATGGTCTTACCTTCTTTAAATGTTATTTTTAAATCAAGAAAATATCTATGATATCTTTTATCTACTTCATAGAAATACGGAACAACAACTTCTTCGGAACTCCATGATTGTACTTTTGGATTTTCATCACACCAACGAAAACAATTGCGTTCCCATAAAGAACGAAAGATGACATTCTCATAATCACCTTTATATTTTTTTGTATTTTTTACTTTATATCTTCCTTTGTATGTCTTCATTCGTGTATAAATAGAACTATAAAGTATTTATAGGAAACATACATGGCAGACAAATCAAAGAACTTCGGGAACAAAGTCGCAAACTTCGGAAAGAAATTTATCGGTGGTCTATTATTTGATGACCTACCAGAAGCGTCAGAAGTATCAGAAGCAGACAGACTCGAATATCCTTTACATGATACTCAAGATTATAAGTCTTGTATTGAGTTTGGAACAATACAAGAAGAAGGAGTTGATTTAAAATCTTTAATAGGTTTTGGTTCTTTGTTTGGTAAGAATGAAACCATAGAAGGTGAAGATGAAGACAATGGTAATGGAAATGGTAATGGAGTAGATATAAAAACTCCACAAGATGTAGATGATACTCAAGGAAAGGGTGATGATGTACAACCTATTTTTGGTATTGGTAATACTAATGATATAAACCCACAAATATTAAAAAAATGTAAAATGTATTTACCAGCTGCAATTCCTTTTCGTGATACTGCATCATATGAAAATGCAGATTTAGGTATGGCGGGTGGAATTGCGGAAGCGGGGGGTAAAGCGTCAGAAGGTTTAATACAGTCTTTATTTTCTGGTGTTGGTCAAACAGCTGCAGCTGCATTTGGTGGTAGTGGTGGAGAAGGTTTGGGTAGACTTGCAATGACCAAAATAAGTGTGTCAAAATATTTAGGTGGAGAGGGAACTGCACTTGCAGTAAAACAAGCTGCGGGTGTGACTATGAACCCAAACACTAGGTCATTATTTAAATCAGTTGCACTTCGAGAGTTTGCATTTCAATTTAAATTTATCCCGTTGTCAAAACAAGAACACGATACAGTAATAAAAATTATCGCATTTTTTAGAAAAGAGTTATATCCAGAGGATATTACTGTTAATGTTGGAGAACAAAAAGCATCGATTGGTTATAAGTTTCCAAAAAGATTTAAAATAAGAATATTGTATGACGAAAAAGAAAATCTAAATACACCGAGAATATTACCTTGTTATCTACGTGATGTGACAACTACTTATAATCCTTCTAATCAATCTATGCACGCTAATGGAGAGTTTGGTGAAATAGATATGTCTCTTGCGTTTACAGAAACAAGAACACTCTCGAAAAAAGATTTAACTGAAAAGGGTTTCTAATGAGTGGTACTAAATTTTTTGAAAACTTTGAATTTGTTCAATACTCTTTTGGTAATAGAGAAGACCCCGTTTTATTCAATAATATAACTCAATATGTAGATATTATTGATAAAATAAAACAAGAAGTATCGTTTCTAAACAAATATACAATTGTCGGGGGAGATAGACCAGATAGTTTATCACAGAAACTATATGGAACTACTGACCACTATTGGACATTCTATTTGATGAATGATGACCTAAGATATAGTGGTTGGCCTGTAGATACCAATGGTTTATTAGAAGCTGCAATATCCAAGTATCCAAATAGAACGATAGTGACTGCAGATGATATTGGTGCATTGTTCCCAGTAGGACAAGTAGTAGAAGGTACAACTTCTGGTACAACTGGAACAATCATAAAAAGAAATTTAGATTTAGGACAACTTATTATTAAAACAACAAATGGAACTAAATTTACTGGTGGAGAACAACTTAGATATACAGATTTAAATGGAGTAATTCAAATATTAACAACTACTAGTGAAACAGAACAATACAATTCAATACATCATTATGAAAATACAAGTGGGGTACAAGTAGATGTTGACCCACATAATTTAAATACTAGTGGACTTGTTCCGATTACTTTCCGAGAAAGAATGGAAGCAAAAAATGACGCTTTGAAACAAATAATTACAATCAGACCAGACTCAATTGACACGGTTGTTTCTGAGTTTAACCGTATGTTGAAACGATAATGTTATGTCAAAATCTTCACAATTTTCTATAACTAAATGTCAGATAACCGCAGATAGACTTGGTGGTTTTGATAAGAAGTTTTATGATGTCAAAACTCAAGTAATAGAACTTAATATTTTTGAAAGTTTAGAGAATGCGTTTTTGTCTGGAACTATTTCAATTATTGATGATAAAGGTTTGTATGACATAATAAACTTTGACGGTACTGAAAGAATTAAAATTGAAATTGCGGGTATGGGTAAAGATGTTGACCCAGTATTTGAAAGAACCTTTATTATGACTGGTATTGATAACATGGTTAAAGCAAAAGATAATGCAAGTGTTTTCGTCTTTGGATTATTAGATGAACATGCATATATCTCAGAAGTACAAAGACTTAGAAACTCTTATCGTGGTACATTATCAGATATTATTGCAAAAATATCCGCACAATCACTTGACAAAGACATAGATGTATCGTATACTTTGGACGCAAACGAACAAATCATTGACTCGGTACAGACTGAAATGCGAGTCATTGTTCCTAACCTACCACCAATGCAGGCTATGAAATGGTTGTTATCAAGAGCAACCACAAAAACGGGTTCTCCATTTTATCTTTGGTCAACTGTTCACGATGACAATCTAAGACTTGGTAATTTAGATGTTATGTTAAAACAACCAGCATTTAATAGTAAACTACCTTACACTTATAATAGTGCAAACATTAGTACTGCAGAAACCCAAACTGATTTTGCACAAGGATTTACAATAAAGGCTATTGATGAAAGAGGTTCAGGAGATACTTTAACTCTTGCACAAGCGGGTAGTATAAGTGCAGACTATTGTGTCACTAATTTAAATACTGGACAGATATTCATGAAGAAATATGATATCGATACTCTACTGACTAATTTAAATAATGAAGGTACAATTGACAAAAGATTTCAGAATGTTTTTGACGATAAGTTTAAATTAAAAGATAAACCTATAAACGAATATCGTAGTTCTATCATACATAACATAGTATCAAGTGGAACATATGGAGAATATAAATCATATCACGATGAATACGATAAACCATTACATCTTAAAAAACTAGAAAGTAATGCAATCAAAAATTTATTATTTAAAAATATGAGAACTGTTGTAGTTCCAGGCACTGCATTCTTTGTGGGTAAAGCTGCAGTGGGTGATATTGTTAATTTAAATATAAGAAACGATAATACTGAAAACCCAACGAATGAAGACAATGCAATTGACCAGAATAAATCTGGACATCATCTAATACATGATTTAAGACACACCTTTAGAGAAACTTCACATGAAGTGACTATGACTGTATGTAAACTTGAAAGAAAAGGAACTAAAGAGTCCAAGTTAGCAGGTAGGGGTGCGAGAGTTGTATCAGAAATTAAAAAGAACTCTAACTCTCAAAGAGCAATACTAAGGGGTAAAAGAATAGTATGAGTTTTGATAATCCCATTCAAAGTGAGTTTTATGGAGATAATGTCCGTTGGTTTATTGCAACTGTCATAGATGCAAGTCCACCTTTTGGTTTTGAAGGACGAGTAAAGATAAGAATACACGGATTACATTCTCCAGAGACATACTTATTACCACAACAAGATTTGCCTTGGGCCCAATGTGTTCTTCCTACTACCGAAGGTGGAATGTCTGGTATTGGTAAAGTACCTAAACTACAACCAAACGCACTAGTCTTTGGTTTCTTCATGGACGGAATGCAATCACAAACACCCGTTGTAGTCGGTTCATTACCACACATAGAGATACCCACATATTTACAAGACCAACAACAAAATGAAGATGTTGGAGACGATAGTAAACCTTCAAATGTATTTCAAAGTTTTGCGGGTTTCTTTGCACCTAAATTTGATGTTGATGATGAAAACAATATTTCTACTGGAAGACAACTTGCATTTGGTGGTAATCAGGATAGTCGAGTGAAATACGCAGTTCAGTTCTTCATAAATATAGGATACACAGAAAACCAAGCACTTGCATTGACTTCTGGTTTGTTTGCAAAATCTGGTATGGCTACTGGTGGGTCTGGTCTTTGTGATTGGGAAGAAACTAGGTTTAGAAGATTAAAAATGTTTAGTGATTTGTTTCATAGGTTTACCGTGCAAGTATTTTTTGTTGCATTTGAATTAAGAACTTTTAAAACAGATGCAAATATAAAATTACTTGCAACAGAAAAACTCGATGCAGATGACGGTGCATGTCAGGTAGTTGCAAAAGATTATCTTGATAGTAGAAGTATAAAGGAACGAGAAGAATTGATTGGTTTAATAGAAGATAAAGCAAGAGAGTTAAAAGAAGATAATGGCTAACACTCCAGAAAGAACAAGAAGAAATCTACAAGGTCATATAAACAAACACCTACAAGGTTTAAGTAGAGAAGATGCACAGTCTGCTTTAGAACAAGGAGACTTTGAAGAAGTTCGTGAAATACTACAGTTTGAAAGAAATAACATGGTAAATAAGTATTGGGACGATTTAGAGAAAGAAGGTTATGATGTTCCAACAGAAATTGAACCACTTGAAATTACAGAGTCTTATACGAATGATGTAAATCAAGGTGAGGGTGCAATGCAAATTGTACCAGAAGAAGCATTCTCTACCGAAACTTTAATAGACCCTAAGAAAGAATTACTTACTGCGGGAACGGTAAACTTTACTAATAACTTTGCAACCATAACAGACGGTACTGGAACACCCACTGCAACAATTACTGGGGGAGATAGTAATCAACCCATATCTGATATAGTTGGTGATTTAACTGGTATGCCTTCATTAAAAACTGAAAAGAAAAAGTTTGGTATGAATTTAGTGGGTTCATCAAGTCCAGAAGGTATCAAAGCCGCAATGGACAAAGGTCAAGATTTATTAGGTAAAACAAATGATGCAATCAAGACAGCACATGATGCGGCTGGTGGTCTTAAGTTTGTAAAAAATAATTTAGGAGATGATGCAAAAAACAAAGCACTGTCTGCAATTAAAAGTAAAATAAGTGGTTTACCAGATGTCAACAAAGCACTTCCTAATCCAGAACAGTTAGCAGAAAGTATTGAAAATCAAACTGGTAATAAACTATTAACTGCAAAGACTAAAGTTGCAAAAGCAAAACTAACAAAGATTGCATCTGTAGTTGCACTAGTAGGAACTGTAGCTGCATTCAAAGATAAGTTATCAGGTTTTGTTGATAAAGCAAAAAGTTTTGTAAAAGATAATTTAGCTAAAGTTGCAACTGGATTGATTGTTGGTGGTGTTATACAAGATATTGCAGAAAAAGTCAATAGTGGTATTAAAAACAAAGTGACTGAAAACTTAGGTGCAGAACTACCTGCTAAAGTACAAGAAAAGATTAATGAAAAAGTTGCAAAAGGTGATAAAAAAGGTGCAGCTGAAGAGATTAAAAAAGCCACTGGTAAAATAGATGCTGAAGGTAAACCTACTCCAGAAACTAGTCAAGATGACTTAGACCGTATTGATGATTTAGCAAATGAATTAAATCCAACTATATCAGGTTCATTAGTTAGAGATGCAGATTTTTATGGAGAACCAGTAAAACTGGGAGATAATATACCTAAGTGGGCTGGAGAAAGAACTGGAGATGAAGCATTTACTTATGTCGCATCTGTAGAAGAACTTAATTCAGAAATGATGTCAATTTCAAGACGCATTTCAGAAGTAATAATACATGCAACTGAGACCGCAGAAAATAAAAATATAGGTTCAATTGAGATAAACAATATACATAAACAACTTAAACATGACGGTATTGTTTATCATTATGTTATAAGAAGAGACGGTAGATTACAAAGAGGTAGACCCGCAGACCGTGTATCTGAACACACTGCGAAGGAGAGTCATAATAACTTCTCTTTGAGTGTTGCATTGGTTGGTGGAATAAATCTTCCTACGGGTGATGTAAACCCCTTAGATAACCGTTCTGAGACTGCATTCACAAGAGAACAATATACCACACTCGAAAGATTTTTAGAAGCATTTTTTATGAAGGTGCCTGGTGGACTGGTATTTGGACACAATGATATAGAGATTGATGAACTAGACCCATACTTTGATGTAAAAGATTATGTCGAAAAAACCTTTAGAAAGACTTATGATAGAGTAGGTAATACTTTTGAATTTGAAGCACTAGACCCAGATGACACGGAGATAAATAGTTAGTCATGACTACTAAGAAAGACAATCTAGAAAATAGACTCAAACAACTTGGAGAAGGACAAGAGGAGAGTATCGGAGTACCCGAAGACGGTTTTCAAGACCCAACTGGTGAGTATCCAAAAAGAGATTACAACTTTGGGTCAGGAATAAACAAAGCTGCAAGGGGTACAAAGGTAAATGACCTTTATGTAAATGGTGGTGCAGAAGGTGTCCCACTAAATATTGAAGAACAAAGACCTTCTCGTTTTCCTTTTAATCAAGTAGATGAAACTCCTTCGGGACATGTTGTGGAATATGATGACACGCCTGGTGGGGAACGTATACTAATTAAACACCGTAAAGGTGCGGGTGTAGAAATGCGAGCAGACGGTTCGGTAGTTATTTCTGCAGTCAATAATAAAGTAGAAGTGACTGGTGGAGACCAAACTCTTATTGTTGAAGGTCATGGTAGTTTGGTATATAAAGGTAATTTAAATCTAACCGTGACTGGAGACTACAATGTTGATGTCGGGGGTAATTATAATGTGCAAGTTGGGGGTAATCACATAGAAGGTATCTCAGAGAACCATAGAACCTTTGTGACCAAGAATTCTGAATATGTGACCAAAGGTACTAAGTCAACCAAAACAATTGGTAAACACACCGACATTATGTTATCAGATAATAATCAATATGTCAAGGGTAATCAAAGAAACTGGATAGAAGGAGAGAATGAGATTGCAGTAGAGAAAGATATGTTTGTATCTGCAAAGACTTCTCTTGCAATGACTAGTGAAGTATTTAACGCAACGGGTATTAAACAAGTATCTATCTTTGGAATGAAAGGTTCGATAGGTGGTAAGAATGTAAACTTTACTGGAGATGTCTTTATGGGTAATGCGGGTGCAAAACCGTTTACCAGTGGTGCATCATTCTACGGGTCTTTTCATGGACAAGCAACGGAGTCTATCTTTGGATTGTTTGCATATAAATCTGAACGTGCTAAGTTTGCAGAAGTATCTGATTTAACACACTCACAATCATATGCAGAGGCCGCTACATCTGGTAGTACACTTGGACATAGTGGTGGTGCTCCAGATATTGCAATAGACCAAGAAACTAACAAACCATTAGGGCCACCACCGATACCAGATATCGTTGCAGCTTACGGAACAGTTGGAGAGTTTGCAATACGTGATATATCAATTGATAATGAAGACAAACTTAAAAATGCACTTGACTTTAGTGATGACTATCTAGGGTTCTTTGATAGACACCCAACAACTCAGGAGATTAGGTCAAAACTCAGGACAGAAAGTAAAAGAGATGAACTTCTGGGACAAATGGTTGCGGAAGGTAGAGTGAGTAAAACATCATTTAGAACAAAACCAAAACGTATTGGTAGAGTCAGTGGTATTGAACCAACATCTAGGTTTGGTTATACTGCGATAGGTAATGCAATGGAGAATAGGGGTAAAAGGTTTACTCCGAAAAAACGATGAGCATATTAGTAGTAGACCCAGTATATAATCCTAATTTAGTTGCAACAATTACGTCTGCAACAAAGTTAGGGCCTGGTATAACCATTGCAAAGTTTCTTGGTGCATATGGAGATAGAACATCTTTTAATCACATAGGTACTAAGAAAGAAAGAGAAGCGATTGCAAGACAACTATATCTACAAGCAGAAATGATGCGTATGATAAATGGTAATATAGATTTATTCAACAAAGTAAGATTGGTGGTAAGTGAAGGTATTTATCGTGCAGGCCCAGATGAAACTCTATCAGGTGATACTCTTGCAAAGAGTAAAGGTGAATTAGTATACTATCAGGTGATTGGTAATGACGGTATTGTTGATTTGGAAACAACATTTGATGTTGCAGAATACTGGAAAGACTATGCAGACTATGGTGAAATAAGATTAGACTACGACTCTTATAATCCAGATAATACTCTTACTGCACAGATTGGAGTGCAAATGCCTACTATCGGAGAGGACTTTAATGTAAACTTTACCAGAATGATTAAAACTTTCTTCAATGGTAAACTACAATCTGACGGTGAGTTTATTGAAGTATTAGAATACTTTGATAGAAACGATAGAAGAGTACAAAGAAACTTATCCAGTAAAATTACTTACGATACGTCTGGTCAAAGTTCACATGGAAGAACCCTACAGAACCAACCACGAAATTTAGAGAAACAATTAGAAGCAGAAGAGACTATTGACAATCTTGCGGATACTCGTCCAGTAGGAAGTGGTCATGAGTTAACTAAAGTTCCAGAAAACTTAGATATAGTACAAGAGTCAGTAGAAAATGTAGAACAAGATACAAAAGAAGTTTTAGCTGGAACAAGAAAATTAATTGACGGTAATACTGGTTTAGAAGTAGACCCTAATTCAAAAAGAGGTCAAGAATTAATTGATGCAAATAGAAAGTTAGAACAAGCACAGGCTGACTCCCGAAGAAGAGAACTTGCAAGACAACGAAGAGTCGAAGAAAAGAGATTAGCAAGTTTAACTCCAGAACAAAGAAGAGAAGAAAAAAGAATTGCATCATTCTATGATAGTATTGACGGAAGTTTAGGTGGAGACGATGAAGAAGATTTATAACGATAAAATAACCAAACGAGTATAAATAGATACATGGGAAACGCATACGCAAAAGAAGACCAAGGCGACTTAAATGTTTTTAACATTTCTACCAGTCGTTCATCTAACTATAAAGACATTGATTTGTTCTTCAAAGCGAAAGGAACAAGTGGTGATATATTTAAAAAAGAAAATGCGGCCGCAGTAAAACAATCAATCAAAACTCTACTTTTAACAAATAAATTAGAGAAACCTTTTAATAATGACTTTGGTGGAGATGTACAAGGTAGATTGTTTGGACTTGCGGTTGATAGTACTGCGGGGGAAATAAAAGACCAGATATTGTTTACTATATCTAAGTACGAACCCCGTGCAGAAGTATTAGATTTAATCGTCACAATTGACCCAGATAGAAATTCACTACATGTAAATGTAGAGTTTAAAGTAATTAATACTGGTCAAATTGTAGAGTTTTCTACAGTAATCGAAAGGATAAGGTAATATGGGACAAACAACAATTAAATCAACCGCACTAGATTTTCAAGCAATTAAGAATAATCTAAAAACATTTCTTGCACAAACAGACGAATTTAGTGATTATAACTTTGAAGCATCTGGTCTTTCTAATATACTAGATGTTCTTGCATATAACACACATTTCAATGGATTGATTGCTAACTTTGCATTAAACGAGTCTTATCTCGGAAGTGCTCAGTTAAGAAGTTCTATTGTCTCACTTGCAGAAGGTATTGGTTATGTACCAGACTCTAAAAACTCTTCTCAGGGAGTTATTAATATGTCAATCAGTCTTGCGGGTGTTTCTGGTAGACCGAACAAAGTCACAATTCCAAGTGGTTTTAAATTCAACTCAACTGTAGATGATATTGCATATGAATTTCAAACACAAGAAGAAATATCTGCAACCGATGACGGTGCGGGTGCATATAAATTTACTACAGTAGACGGTAGTGAAAGTATTAAAGTATTTGAGGGAACTGCAACAACTAAAACCTTTTTAATTACTGGACAGACCGAAAACTTTGCATATATTATTCCAGACGAAAATATGGATATTGATACTGCAGTTGTTAAGAACTTTGAGACTGCAAGTGGAACAACCTTCTCAACCTTTACTGATTTAAGAAACGCAACCAGTTTAACAGAACTATCAAGAATTTATATACTTAGAGAAAGTCCAAACGGAAACTTTGAATTAAGTTTTGGAAACAAGACTACTTTAGGTATATCACCAGTTGCGGGAAACAAAGTCACAGTTGATTATCTATCTGTAAAAGGTGCAGATGCTAATGGTGCAAAGGTATTCGCACCACAACAACAAGTACAAGTAAATGGTGTTGGATATACTGCATCTGTCACAACAGTATCTAATTCTTCGGGTGGTTCTGAGAAAGAAACTGTAGAGTCTATCCGAACTACTGCACCATTTCAGTATGCAACTCAAAACAGAGCTGTGACTGCAGATGACTATGCAACCTTAACAAAAAGAAACTTTAGTTCTTTAATCAAAGATATAAAGGCATTCGGTGGACAAGATGCACTTGAACCAGAATTTGGTGTAGTATTCTTATCATTACTATTCAACGATAGTATCGAAAATGATACCGTAAGTGGTGATGCAACGAAACAAGAAACCAAAGATGCAATCGTGGATTTACTTAAAGATTTATCCGTTGCGTCTTTTGATATCAAGTTTATTGACCCAATTAAGACTTTTATTGAAACTACTACATTCTTCCAGTTTAATCCTAACTTAACAAGTGAAAGTGAAGCATCTATTAGAGCAAATATAGAAAATGAAATTTCATCTTATTTTAGTGATAAGACTGGTAAGTTTGGTCAATCATTCAGAAGGTCTAATCTATTAGCATTAATTGATGAAGTAAGTCCCGCAGTTTTATCTTCTCGAATGAATTTAAAAGTACAACAAAGATTTACTCCAACACTTACTGCAGTAGAAAATCATAGTTTAAAATTTCCAATGGATATTGCAACCGCAGACGATGTAAATAGAATAGTGACTTCTTCTGCATTTAACTTTAACAATCAAAGTTGTAGTATCCGAAATCGTTTGGGTTCTACGATACTAGAATTATTTTCAAATTTAACGCAAGAAGTTATTGTTGATAATGTTGGTTCTTTTAGTGGAGATACAGTTAGTATAACTGGATTACAAGTAGATAGTATTGTCACTGGAGATACATTTGTTAAAATAAGTGTAGTACCCGCTAACCAATCTTTTGTGACACCATTGAGAGAAAATGTAATTGAGTTTGATGCAATCCAATCATCTGTCACTGCAGTTGAAGTAGACTCGAGTGTAATAAACTAATATGGGACATAAAGTAGACGATACTCTAAGAGATGATAACCGTAGAGAACTTGCGTTTCCTACGGGTCGTGATGTAGAGAAAGTTCTACCAGACCATTTCAAAACTGAATATCCAAAATTTGTCTCGTTTTTAAAAGAATATTTTCACTTCGAGGACAGTGACGGTTCTCCAAGTAGATTAGTAAATGATTTATTTTATGCAAGAGATATCAATCAGGTAGACGAGTCTCTATTATCTTATATAGAAGATGAATTGTTATTAGGACAAGCATACTTTGAAGGATTTATTGATAAAAGAACAGCCGCAAAATTCTCACATAATTTATATAGTACCAAAGGTACTAAGTTTTCAATACAACAATTTTTTAGAATGTTCTACGGTATTGATGTAGAAGTAGACTATCCTAAAAAAGATGTTTTTACTGTAGGTTCATCTAACATAGGTGCGGAGTCAATTAAGTTTTTAACAAACGATGAATTGTATCAAACTTTTGCAATACGAATAATTAGTGAACTATCACAAAAAGACTGGGAAAGACCCTACAAGTTATTTGTTCACCCCGCTGGAATGTTTGTTGGTTCAGAAGTAAGATTAGAAAATACTGGACTTCTTGGTACATCTTCACCATTATCTATTGTAGACTCAGATGCGGGTTCAATTGATGTGGTAGGTTTCAACACTGCGTTATTCAGTCAAGTTAACCAATTTGCACCAGAAGTCACTGGTCTTTTAGACAGTGGTGGTACAACTCTAAGAGTTATCATCGATGATAATCTAATTAGTTCACTTGCAACTGCAAGTATCTCAGATGTACAGAAACAATATGCAACAATGAGAGCCGCAGAATTAAGAACAAGTCCTACATTTGATGCGGACTCGAATGGTGCTGGTACTGCAACAACTAACTTTGAGATAGACTTTAGTAATGAATTTACAATAGAAACATTTGACCAAGACAAATTTGAAACTTTTTAAGGATTAGGTTTATAACTTGTATAAATAGGACATAGGAAATAAAATATGGGAAAATCAGTAATCAATAACGGAAGTAGTGCGAATGACGGAACGGGTGATACTCTCCGTGCGGCTGCAACCAAGATAAACGATAACTTTACAGAAATTTATGCTGTATTGGGTGGAAAGACCGCAACTGATTTATCTGCAAGTGCAGCTACTTTAACTACTAAGATTACTCTTAGTGACTCTGCAACTGGATTAATTAGATTTGAAGGTACAACTGCAGATGCACACGAAACTACTTTACAAGTTGTAGAACCAACTGGAGATAGACAGATAGTATTTCCAAATGCAAGTGGTAATGTAGTATTAGACTCAAGTACAAATACCCTAACAAACAAAACACTTACTAGTCCAACAGTCAACACACCTACAATAAATGCACCTAAGATTTCTGGTTTATCTGGGGGTGGTGTATTACAAGACTCTTCGGGTAATGAAGTATTAGAATTAACAAAAACTGCAAGTGCAGTTAACCACATCAACCTTACTAATAACGCAACCAGTAATAATCCAAAGATAACCGCAAAAGGTGGAGACACTAATATTGGTTTAGAATTAGAAGCAAAAGGAACTGGTAAAATTATACTAAATAATTCACATGTTCTTAAACAAGAAACAGTAAACACGGGTTCTAATGAAGCATTGTCTTTATTACTTCCATTTACTGAAATAACAAAAGGTACTGCGGGTACATATAGTATCGCAGACGGAGTTGCTGGACAAGTTAAATATTTAGTAAATAGTGGTGCTGGTAATGCAGTTATCACTCCCGCAAATTTTGGTGCGGGAACTACTTTAACATTACAACAGAATGAAACTGGAACATTAATTTTTGACGGAACTAACTGGCAAATACTTGCAACCTACGGTGGTGCAGTCGCATAAGGAGAATAAAAGATGACCGCAACAATAACTAGTCCTTTGAGAAAATTTATTTTAGACGAAATCAAAGGTAGAAAAGATAGTAATGGAGATAAGTTCTTTGCAGCTATTGGTCGTTCACAAGAGTGGAATGCAACAGATGTATCTCCTACACCAGACGGGTCTTATCACGAGGAAAGAGATTTTAGAAACAATATGCAATCAGTTAAATTAATAACTGATGCATCTTTTGTAGTTCCAAGATATAACTGGTCATCTGGTACATTCTATGATGCATATGATGACCAATCAACTGGTAATTCAAGTGCATACTATGTAATCAACTCAAACCAACAAGTATATATGGTATTGAGAAAATCTATTTCTAACACTGGAGTTGCAATCGCATCTACTGTAGAACCAACGGGTAATACTACGGGTACACCTTTTAAAACATCTGACGGATATGTTTGGAAAATGGTATACAGTATTAGTTCTGCGAATGCAAACAAATTCCAATCTGCAAACTTTATACCAGTTGAACTTGTTAAGGGTCAAAATGATAGTGCGGATATTTCTGTTGGTGATAGTGGAAGTTATTCTGCAGACCAACTCGCACAAGCAGTAATTCAAAAAAATGCAGTGGACGGTCAAATTGTGGGATATGCAATTGATAATCCAGGCTCTGGTTATAATTCTGCACCAACTTTAACAATTACGGGTAATGGTACAAATGCAAAAGCAGTTGCAACCATATCTGGTGGTGCAGTGGTTAAAGTCACAACAGATAGTGATAGTGCTGGCGGAATAGGAATTAGTACAACAAACTTTGGTACTGGGTATGACTTTGCTTCAGTTGCAGTAAGTGGTGGTTCACCAGACTCAGCTGCAATAATCAGACCAATCCTAGCAACCGCAAATGGTGGTTTTGGAAAAGACCCAGTAAAAGATTTAAGAAGTAATGCACTCATGTTTAATGCAAAACCTTCGGGTGCAGAAAGAGCAGACTTCTTTATAAACCAACAATTTAGACAAGTAGGTCTTCTCAAGAACCCTACAAAACCAGACGGAACTGCATTTGATAGTTCAACGGGTAATGCACTAACAGTTCTTAACTTTGCAACTGTAAGTACTCCATTTGAAAAAGACCAAGTAATAACTGGTGGAACATCTGGTGCGAAAGCAATTATAGATTTTGACTCTACTGGTTCAACTGGTGTATCTGGGGGTGCTTTGTTCATTCATCAAACTGATAGTAATGGATTTACATCTTTTACTACGGGAGAAACAATTACTGCATCTGGTGGTTCTACTGGTGTACTTCTTGGTAGTAGTAGACACGACAGTTCTCCAGAAGTAGACCCACAATCAGGTGAACTATTGTATATTGATAACCGAAGTGCAATTACAAGAGCAAGTGGTCAAACCGAAGATTTGAAAATTGTAATACAAGTATAGGAATAAAAAATGTCAACAACTTTTAATAAGTCAACTTTTGAAACAACATATAAAGACGACTTTGACAGTGCAGATAATTTTCATAGAATATTATTCAACTCAGGTCGTGCGTTGCAAGCAAGAGAACTTACGCAAATGCAAACTATCATTCAAGAAGAAATTGCAAGGTTTGGTAGGAATATATTTAAAGAAGGTGCGGCTGTAAACCCAGGCGGGCCTAGTGTTGACAGAGGTGCGGAATTTGTAAAATTAGATACAAGTGTAAATACCTTACCAACCGATACTTCTACTTTACTTGGATTAGAATTTACGGGTGCAACTTCAAGTATTAAAGCAAGAGTTATTAGAGTAGAGACCGCAAGTGGTTCTGACCCCGCAACTTTATATGTACAATATACTGATACAAACACAAGTGGATTAGCGGGTTCTGCACCAGTTAGATTTAGTGCGGGTGAAACTATAAACTCTGGTGGAACTGCACTATCAGTTCAAACAACAAATACTATTGCAAATCCAGCAACTGGTCAAGGTACAATACTTCATGTATCTGGGGGAGACTTCTTTGTAAGAGGACACTTTGTGTTTGCACCACAACAATCCTTAATTATTTCAAAATACACTACAACTGGAACTGCAACTGTTGGATTTACTATTGCAGAAGATATTGTCACGTCAGGAGATGATACATCACTCTTTGATAATCAGGGTGCAACTCCAAATACTGCATCGCCTGGTGCAGACCGATACAGAATTAGATTAACTCTTGTTAACAAAACAAGTGTCACTGCAAGTGATAACTTCGTATACTTTTGTGATATAGTAAACGGAGAAATAGAAGAAGTTGTCACTGGTACAGAAGATTACAATAAAATTAATGAAGTTCTTGCACTCAGAACAAAAGAAGAGTCAGGTAATTATGTTGTCCGTCCATTTAGAGTGACTTTTGAAGATGACTCTGCAAATGGTAGTACATCTAACTTAATTGCAAATATATCTGCGGGAACAGTATATCTAAACGGTTATCGTGTAAATAAAGAAAGACCAAGTAAATTAACTATTTCAAAACCCAGAACTACAGTCACAAATAACAACGAAGCAATTGGTGTAGACTATGGTGCATATCTGGTATTTAAATCAGACGGTGGTTCAACTGTAGGGACTGCAGCTGCACTTGGAAATTTTGAATTAGTTAATTTATTAACGGGTAGTACAGTTATTGGTACTGCAAGGGTTAAATCAATTCAAGTAGTAAACAGTGAAGTTCGTCTTTACCTAATGGACATTCAGTTGAAAGGGCCAGGTGGTTCTAATCGACAAATAACAGATATTACTTCTGTAGAAAGACACGGAGATTTCGACACCGCACCACATAGATTTGTAGTTGAAACTACGAGTAGCACTGCACTTATACCAAGTACTGCATTATTTAGAAATATAGGTGGTAATGATTTACTATTCCCGACTCAAAGACCAAGACCAAAAAGTATTTCAGATGTTTCATTCCAAGTATTAAGACAGATTGATGACTCTGCAAATGCTCCTTCTGCGGGTACACACCCGTCAATTAGTTTATCTTTATCTGCAACTGGAGAAACATTTACAGATGTAGGTAATTGGATTATTACGAGTGCGGTCACTGGAGAAAGGGTGACTAACTTTAGTGTTAGTGGAACTGGAACACAAAGTGCAACTATTAGTACTACTACTAATCATGCTAATGGTGGTTTAGACTCTGGTGCAAAACATAACATCTTTGCAAGAATAAACAAAGGAAATGCAACTCGAAGAACAAAAACCTTGACAGAAACTACAATTACTGGTACAATAGACTCAGACGGAGAAAACTTAAGATTTGTTAAGATACCGTATGCAGATGTCTATGAAGTAATATCAATCAAACAAACTGACTCGGACGGTGCAGATTTATCTCACAACTTTACTTTAGATAATGGACAAAGAAAAGATTTCTATCAACATGGTAGATTAGTACTTAGAAGAGATACCACTCCACCAAGTGGAACAATATTTAGTAGATTAAAATACTTTGCTCACGGTGCAAGTGGAGACTTCTTCTCTGTAAACTCATATGACGGTACTGTAAATTACGAAGACATACCAGACTTCCAGATTAGTGGAAGAAAGAGTATTAACCTTCGTGAAGTAATTGACTTAAGGTCAATAAGAGACAGTGACGGTGTTGGTATTAGACATCAATACTTAGTACAAGACTCTAGTGGTTCTGACTCAGACGGTTATGCAAACCCAATCACTGGAAACACTGGGGTTGCAAGTTCATATACTAAAAAGGTTGAAATACCAGTTGCGGGTCAAACTATTACTGCAGATATAGAATACTACTTACCAAGAGCAGATAAGATTGTAGTTAACAATGAAGCAGAATTTAGTGTAGTGTCTGGTAAAGACGGATTTGCATTACAACAACCACCTACACCAGAAAACAATTTATTATTATTTAATTTAGCGATAAATGGTTATGGTGTAAATGACTCAGACTTGACTTTAGGTGTATCTCAATATAAAAGATTTAGAATGCAAGATATTGCAAGAATTGAAAAAAGACTTGATGACCTTGCAGAAACTACTGCACTAACACTTTTAGAACAAGCTACAGACGCAAGATTAATTTTAGACTCGGACGGTGTGTCTAGAACCAAACTAGGTATTCTTGCAGATAACTTTAAAGACAGATTATTGTCAGACCACGAAGACCCAATGTATCGTGCGTCAATAAATCCAACAACAAATACTTTACACCCTGCTTTCTCAAATAATCAAGTACCTTTGATTTACGACTCTGCAAAATCAACAAACACAATTATTAAGGGTGATAACATTTATCTTCACTATACAGAAGACTCTGCAATATCACAAAGAATGATATCAGGTGTTGAGAATGTAAACCCATTTGCAGTTATAAGTGGAGAAGGACATATAACTTTATCACCAACAAGTGATAACTGGGTTGATACAGAAACTAGAACTGTACCCGCAGTACCACAAGTAAACAATGCATTTCCAGAAGTAAATGTTGCGGCTATACCAACATTCGGAAACACTTTAGGTTTGATGCCTCCGACTTTTGCACCCGCATTAAATGGTGGTGCATTATGGAACTGGGGTGGAATAGATTTAACTGCAGTAAATATTGGTTGGGGAGCAACAGTAGATTTAACTGGAATAATGGTTGGTGACACCAATCCTTTTGGTACTGGTGGTGGAAATACTACATCTATAGGAGATTTCGGAACAAGAGTTGTAAATAATAGTGTTATAAATGAAGTAGTAGGAGATAGAGAAGTATCTTTGACTGCTATTCCATTTATGAGACCAAGACTTATATTCTTCCGTGCAGAAGGTCTAAGAGCAAACACTCAATACTTCCCATTCTTTGACGGAATTAAAGTAGATGACTATGTAAATACTACGGTTAGTTTTACAAATGTTGCGGGACAGACTTACACTGGAAACCAATATAGAGGTACAACAGTACACCCAAGTGGAAGTACAACTATTGTCACAGACGCAAATGGTAAAGTAGACGGTTCATTTTTATTACCAAATAATGACTCGTTAAGATTTAGAAGTGGAGAAAAAGAATTTAAATTACTAGATATTTCGGTAGATGACCAATCTTCTGCAACTTCTCGTGCAACTGCAATCTTTACGAGTAGAGGTACTTTAGAAACTACGACAGTCACACTTAGACCACCAGAACCAGTACCACAAGTTAATGTGAACTGGATAGACCCGCTCGCACAAACCTTTAGGGTTTCTGCACCAAGTGGTATGTTTGTGACTAAGATACAAACTTATTTTAAATCAAAAGATGCAACTGTACCAGTAAGACTTGAATTGCGTCCAGTAGTAAATGGTGCGCCTAGTTCAGATGATATCTTACCAGGCTCAGTAGTGGTTTTACCACCAAGTGCGGTACAAACTGCAGTAAGTCAGACACAAGCATCTGCATTGTCTAGTCCTACCACATTTACTTTTGATGAACCGATATTCTTAGAACATGATGAAGAATATGCAATCGTATTATTATCCGATTGTAATTCATATGAGGCATATGTTGGAGAAACTTATGAATTCCAACTTGGTTCTACTGAAAGAAGAATTGACAGACAACCAAGTTTAGGTTCATTATTTAAGTCACAAAACGGAACAACTTGGACACCAGACCAAACTAAAGACCTTGCGTTTGATTTATTTAAAGCACAGTTTACCACTGCGGGTGGAACAGTAGTATTTGAAAACTCAGTAGTTCCAGATATGTTGTTATCAAATAATCCAATATCAACTGACTCAGGTAGTAGAACCATTTCAGTTCTTGCACCAGACCATGGCTTTATCGTAGGAGACACAGTAAGTATTACTGGGTTTGACTCTGCGGGTACGGGTCTTTTAAATGGTATAGACTCTGCGGGTAGAGTAAATGACTTTACACATACGATTACTGCGGTAGACGGATTTGGTTATCAAGTAGTGCTTAGTGACTCTGCAACTGCAACTGGTTTTGTTGGTGGTGCAAGAGTTAAGTCTTCAAGACAAATACTTTTTGATACGGTAATACCACAACTTGATACTTTAGTTCCACAAGATACTAATATCACAGTAGATGCGAAGTTTACTACTGGTAGGTCACTTGCGGGTGCGGAAACTAGAGGTACAAAAGATACTGCATTCTCTGGAGACCTTGCTATAGGACAAGAAAACGATTTCTCGGCACCAAGAATAATTGGAACTACTGCATTTGAAACTGCAAACATAGGGTCAGGAGAAAAATCAGCAACAATTCAAACTGCATTCTCTACAACTCGTGCAGATGTATCACCAGTAATTGATTTACAAAGAGCTGGTATGATTACTATATCAAATAGAATAGATAATCAAGTATCATCTGGTGCGACTGCGGGAACAAGTAATACTCCCATATTCTATGTTGGAGAAGACAGTGACGGTTCAAGTTTAAGTAAACACATTACTAAAGTAGTTAATCTTATTGAACCCGCACTAGGTCTAAGTATATTAGTAAATGCAAGAAAACCAAGTTCTGCTGATTTCCAAATTTGGACTAGAGTTGCAGACGCTGATGAAAATATATTTGAAAAACCTTGGAAACTCGGAACTCAAATAAATACTGTTTCTAGTAATGAATTAAGTTTCAAAGATTATGAATTTGTTCGTGAGTTTGTTTCTAACAGCGGAAGTAATGACCCAACTAGTTTTATGTCCTATCAAGTTAAGATAGTAATGACATCTACTAATTCATCAACACCACCATTATTTAGGGACTTGCGTGTTATCGCAACTGCATAGTTATGAGTTATATAAAAGTAGAAGGTAGACCTAATTTAGTAAGAGACACGGAAAGTGGTGCGATACTAAATACTAATAGAACTGCAGTAGAAAACTACTATAAGATAAGAGAAAAACATAGGAACAAAGATAAACAAATTGCACAAATGCAATCTGATATCGATGAATTAAAACAACTAGTAAAACAATTGGTAGAAAAAGAAAATGGCTAATAAACATACTGTCACAGCAATAACAGATAATTTAAGTCAGTTAATTACTAACCTGAACCAAACAGCAAAAGATGTTGGTGGTACGGATAGGTTGACAACTACTCAAGACTCTGATATAGTAGGTGCGATAAACGAACTAGATGCAGAAATAGGTTCTGTCACTCTAACTACAACTGCACAAACACTTACGGGTGCAATCCAAGAAATATTTCAAGGTGGGTTTGAAGAACTAGATTTAACTTTAGACTCAGTAAAAAGTTCAACTGGACTTGCATTAGGTGGATTTACCGACTCAGAAAGAAGTAGTTTAGGTAAAGCACTTAACGCATTGTCAAGAGATATACAGATACTTGACTCCGATATGGTTGGTTTACTCGGAAGGGACTCTGGAGATAGTGGAAGAGCAATAGACCTTTTAACAACCACTGCAAAAACTATTGTCGGTAGTGTAAACGAACTAGATGCAGAAATAGGAACTTTAAGTGGTCTGACTACTGGAAATAAATCAACTGTAGTTGCGTCTATCAATGAACTAGACTCTGATATAGGTGCATTAACAAGTCTTAATTCAGAAGTTAGAGACTCTAACATTGCAGCTACAATTAATACATTAAATACAAAAGTAAATAATAGAAATAGATTTATAGAATTTTTTACTGATAGTGCAGCTGGTGGAGATAGTGCGGGAAGTAGAATAGTTGCAGATAGTGCTAATGATTTTGTAAAATTTAGTGGTGGAACTAATCTAGAAGTAGTAGTCGCAGACTCAGATAATGCAAGAACAATTACATTTAATCACACTAGTGTTGGTGCAAGTTCTGTAGATAATTCTGGTAATACTTTTATTCAAGACTTAACAATTGATGAAAACGGTCACGTCACGGGAACTACAAGTGCAGCTGCTACATCTCCGAACAACGCACAACACATAATGGCCGCTGGTGGTGGTCTTTTAGTCAACACACCTGGCGGAAGTAATTTTACTGCAGATGCATCGACTAATATCACAACAACTTATTCACTTGACTCCGATTTAAGAGGTAATGTTCACTTTATCGGCCCAGATGCTAATGACTTTTTACACTTTACAGACTCAAGTTTAGATGTCTTTATCAATACTCAGAAAGTGGGAGTTTTTTCATCAAACGGAGACTTCCATGCAAACAATGATATTGTTGCATTCTCAACCACTGCGTCAGACATGAGATTGAAAACTGATATTGAACCAATCACAGATGCACTTGAAAAGATAAATGCATTAACTGGTTATACTTTTACTTACGATTACAATGGAAGAAAGTCTGCGGGATTACTTGCACAAGAAGTAGAAGAAGTTTTACCTTCTGCAGTAGTTGATAAAAAACTAGTATTTAAAACAGATGATAATCAAGAATACAAAACTTTGCAGTATGACCAAACAATTGCATTACTGGTGCAATCAATTAAGGAGTTGAAATCAGAAGTTGATATTCTTAAGAGGAATAAATAATGCCTCAAATATTTGGTACTTCGGGTTTAATTAGTTTAGATTTATTTAAAGGTAAATCTGCTCAGTCATCAGATACTTTTAGTAGATTTCTTGAATTTGGTTTTAGAGAAAATAATGTTGGTTTCCAAAAACCAATAGTAAATACAGCTACTAATAAACTTAATAAAACAACTAATATTAGTATTAATGATTTTAAAGATGAAGCACAAATTGATAAGCGACTGACAAGTATTCCATTTCTAAGATTTACTCAATACTCAGGATTTTTGCCCACACTTCCAGGCTACCAAGGTGGTGTTATTCAAAGACGAGTAAGAATATTTGGTAGTTCAATAAACTCAGCTTTTGGAGATATCGCTCCCAGTAAATTTAATATGGACAAATCTTCAATGTTTGAACCCATAGGTTCATTGGGTAAGGTAGAAAATTACCAAGAAAAATTAAACTCTTCGGGGTTTCCATTCGGAAATAATTTTAATTTAAACACTTCCGAGTTTCGTGAACTAGTTGGTAAATCTGACGGTGAAGCAAATCAAAAAATGGGAGATTACATAAACGCAAAAATGTTTTTTAGTGAAGGTCAGGATATAGCGTTTCCTTTAAGACAAGGTGGGTCGGTAAGAGGTTTTAACATAACACCATATTTTGGTGATAGAATAGAAACTTCTTTAGCAAATGGTTATAAAGCACCTTCAATCACTTCCAGTGCAGAAACTTATTATAATGACCTATATCAAGGAAATAATACTGCATCTGAAACAGTAGGTCTTGATTTTAAATTCGTAAATGAAGCGGGTGGATTAAGATGTTTTGTAAGACAAAACAATGGGCCAAGTTTCAGTAGTTTAGTTAATCGTACTAATACTTCTGGCGATACTCACGATTTTAAATTTACAAAAGACAGACTTTGTTATGTAAGTCAGTATCAGTCTTTTTCCCCACAGGCAGATAATAAAATTAACAATGTTTCTGGAACATATTTACCTTTTTATTTTCTACCAGACTTACCTAATGGAGTAGATACTTTAAGACTTAAATCACTAACCGAAGTAGATGCTAGAAATTACGTTGCGTTATCTCATGACCCGCAAATTGCAAGAGCTGCTCTTGTTAATACATCAGTTGCTCAAGTAAATTCACCTTCAGCGGTAAGTGTACCAACACCAAGTTCTTCAAACAATGAAAGTGGTGAGACCTTTATAGGTATTGATACCCAACAAACTGGTCTGGGACTTGGAAGTGCTTTTGGATTTACACAAAAAATGACTGCAAGTACCAATAATAAAAACGGTATAAACCACCTTAGAGTTTTTAGACTGCAATTACAAGCAACTAAAAGTAATGTAAGTAGAGGACAAGAAAGAACTGTTTTAAACTATTTCTTTGGACTAAACACTAAAATTGAACTTTATGATGTTGGTGCGCCTCTTGTCATTGCGTTTAATCCTATTTTTGATTTTAGTGGTATAAACTTTGGATTTGGAGATATATTTGCTTGGACAAATGTGTATGGATTTGCTATATCTGGTGGTTATGGTGGATATTCGGATACTCGTTTAAAAGATAACATTAGATTTGTTCATAGACCAAATAGACACAATGTTTATACATGGGATTGGAATGATTTAGCAAAATCAATTGGTGCAGATAAACAACCTAATTACGGAGTTCTTGCAGATGAAATAGTTAGCACTAACCCAGAAGCATTAGAAAAAGATGAAAACGGTTATTGGAAAGTAAACTATTTTAAACTTAGACAAAACAAGAAAGAATAATTATAAATAGTATATTATGGGAACTCCACTTAAACTCGAAGGTACAAACGGTGACTTAAAAGAAATGACCACCGCCGAAGAGAACTATCTTGCGTATCAAGCGGGGGAACAATTAAAGGCATCTGCAAAGACCGAAGTCGGTGCAATCACTGACGTATCAAGTGGAAACGAAACCGTTGGTGCATTTACTGATACTCGTTTTAATGAAGCACCAGGCTCACACGGTTCAATCAATACAACTTCTACAGTCACAACTTTATATCAAACCGAAGGAACAGCTGCAGAAAATGGTGGAGATTTTAGAAATGCAGTACATCAAGCCGCAAGTTCTGATACAGATACGCACAATAGACAACTGCATGAATTTACTTCTGCAGAAATGGATACTCTGACTGATAGGTTGGTTGCAACTATTTTTGCAAACGATTACCCAGGCACATATCAATTAGGTTCTTCTGCACCAAGTTCAGATTACGACACGCATTTATCTGCAGTCTTTACAGACACACGAACCGATGCAGGCCCAAGTACAGTCACAGTTGCAACTTACAATATCTATCAAAGACAAACCTTCTCTGCACCCACAGCAGTCCGTCCAGTCTCGCTTAAAAGAAGTTCTGGTGATACTGGTACATTCCAAGGTATTCAAGAGATGTCAGATGCAGAAATTAAATATACCTTTGGACAACGTGCAAAGACTCGTATCATGAATGGTACGAAGGGTGTCGGAACTTACATATTAAATAGTTCTGCAACTGGAGCCCCAAGTGAAACGGGTACATGGGTTGCAAAAGGAACTGCAACCGATACGAGACATACTACCACAGATACCGATTATACGCAAGACTTTGTAGGTACATTTGAAACTACATTTACTGGAACATTTGTGGGAG